TTGCGGATGCTGACTGATCGAACGCTGTCGATGCTGATTTTCATGTGGTTGATTGCGAGCCTCGGGGTTATTTCCCTCCGGTCTGGCACCGGAAAACCCCGCGCCTCCGAAGAGGTAGCGGGGTGGTTTGCGCGAGTGGGCTGTAACGTTATTTGATGAAGTCCGCGCAGTGTTCTTCGATCTTGGCGAGTTCGCTTGCGACGGCACGGAGCTTTTCAAAGAGATCAGCGCGACCAGCAACGGCCGAGCTCCATGCGGTGACGTTTTGAACGTAGTAGTCGCGAGAGTTAAACTCCACTTTCGCGAGCTGCTCGATTGCATTTTCGACTGCGAGGCGAGCCTCTGTGTAGCCTTCGGTGAGGCATTGGGCGCTGGTTCCGTTTGAGTGGATTGTTGGGAGGATCATGTTTTTGGTTGAGTTGGTCGTTGGGTTAATTCCCTCCGACGTGCACACTCAATCCAAACACCCCGCCCGCGTAAAGCTCAATTGCGTATTTTGTCCTGCTGCTTCCCTAAGCCGTTGCAGTTGCGCGACTTAAAACGAATCAAATGTTAGCGATGGATTCGGAATCCGCGCAAAAGAAAGCCCGCGAAACGGTGAATCCGCTCGCGGGCTTGCTGGTAGCCTCAGCCCTCACCGCCGCATGGTGCCTCGAGAGGAGCGGAGTGCGGGCGCGGTGGCAAGGGTATAATTGCGCGGCCCATACTCGTATCCGCTTTGCTCATACGTCGAGCGCGTCCGAAAACAGACTGTCGCCGAAATCCGAAACCATCGGCTCGGCCTTCGCTGCACGATAGAAGTTCGCCATCGTATCCGCATCGAGCGCCGCGCTTGAGAAGTATCGGTCGAACGCGTCGCCCGTCACGCGGAGTTTCGCAATCCACGGCGTGAGCGGGTCCTTGGCTGAGTGCGCCGCCGCCGAGTCCACGAACAGCGAGAACAGCCCCACGGCCTCGCGCGTCATCCGGTCCACGCGATAGGTGATGAGCCGCGTGTAGTTGCCTTGTGCGCCAGAGCGGAGCGTGAATGTTTTTTGAAAGGCCATGTTAGGTGTAGTCAGTGAACCGCGCCGAGAGTCGAAGGTTGCCCGATGCGAGCGTCCCGCCGTCGTTGCGGTAGATTTTAACCACGGCGGTCGTCGATGTTGAGCCAGCGGCCTGCGAGTCATAGAATCCCTGATACAACACGTCCTCGACCGCGACCAGACCGTCATCGGGCTTCGTGCTAAATCCGCGATTCGTCAGTGAGATGTTCAGGTCAAACGTCGTAGCCCCGCCTGTGATCGCAAACACGTCGTTGATTTCATAGACGACATTGACCTGCCGCGTGGATGAGCCGCCTCCGGTTTTGATTCCGGTGGTGGTTACGTCGGACGGCTCCTGCAAAGCCATGCCAGCTGCTCCAGTGATCGCCGTCGGCAGAATGTTTCCTATCCGCAGCCATGCAGACGCGACGCCGCTTCGACTTACCGTTCTCACGCGAGCGTATCCGTCCGGAGCAGGCGACGCCGAGTAACAATCAAAAAACGTTACGAGCAGCTTTGCGGTGGTGGAAGCATCGGGGAAGCTCGTAGTCGAAACGCTCCAAGTAAAATCTGTTGCAGCGTCAGAATCCGTCAGAGTCGATTTCAGTTCGTAGTAAGCTAAATCCTTGTCAGTAACCGGTGCCCATGTAATGCGCGCCCCGTAGAAAAAGCTTGTCGCGTCGTATCGTTTTGCCGGACACGCTGCCGAGATCGCGCCTGATGTCGGGACCGCCGGTGCCGTCGTGTTGCTCGGCGCGGTCCTCGACAACGTAGTCGAGACCGTGCTGCGCACGTTACTGAACGACACCGCGCGAATCGCGAAAACGTATGACGCTCCAACCGTGAGATCGTCGATGGTCGCGTTGCCCGCTGCTGTTAATTCGCAAGCAATCAGGAATTCAGTCGAACCGCTGACCCTGTAAAGCACTTGATTGACGCGCGCGCCCGTGGGGAGCGCGGGAGCCGCGATGGTGATCTTCGCGAATGTCCCGCCGTCGCTGGAAAGGTAAGTTGATTCCGAAGCAAAGGTCGGCGCGCTGGGCGTGCTTGGTGGCGTCGAGTCAATCGGTCCAGCGGTAATCACGACCGGCGTGGCCTCAACGTAGGGTGCAAACCCTGACACGTTTTCCACCGTGTCGTAAGCGTTCAGCCAATAATAATACGTCGTCCCGATGTCCACGTCGGTGTCCACGAATCGCGACGCGCGCACCTCGGCGATTTTCAGCGCGGAAGCGGTGACGGGAGATGTGAGCCGGTAAATGCCATACTCCGAAAAGTCGGGCTCGGTGTTGTCGTTCCAGTCGAGGGAGACGGCGCGGCCCGTGCCGACTACGGCGGTGAGGCCGGTTGGGATGCTTGGGGCGGTGGTGTCCTTAGCGACGGTGATCGTTCCGCTGAGGTAACTCGTAGAAATGCGGAAATAGCTTTCGCCGTAAATTCGCACGTTGTAGTTCGTGCCGATCTTCACGTCCGAGCTGATGAAGTCCTCGGTCTGCGCCCCCTCGACGCGGCTCCATGTCAGATAAGTCGTGCTCGTGCTCGGCTTGTATTCGATGACGACAGCGCCGCCAGACTCAATAAAGCCTACGGCTGGCGGAGTCCACGCGACCCTGATTCGCGGCATGACCGAGCCGTCGGCTTGGATGAACTGCGTCGTGCCGTCCGCAGTCAAAGAGAGATTTGTCGGCGCGCTGATCGTGAACGGGTCCGGCAGCGTCGTGTTAAGCGCGCCTGCCGTGTAGATTTCATCCGTGACATTCCACGAATAGACCGACGAATCGGTTTCGCGCAGCGTCATGTCCACGAATACCTCGGGAGGATTTCCGCCGCTCGCAAAATTCCACTCCATGACCTCGAAGACCTTAGAGGAAAATCCGAGCTTTGAGTTGGTGATCATCACCGTGTCGCCCGCGCGCACTTGCATCGCCTCTAATCGGAAGCGCGCCGACATCGTGATCTCCTCGCGAGCGCGGCGAAGCTCGATGACCGCGAGGCGCTGCGCGCACGACGAGGAAGTCGTGAACGGCAGCACCACGTCGCGGAAAAAAACTACGCCATTGTCGTCGGAAACATAGGTTGCATCCGTGATCGTCGGGAAGTCCGTGACCTGCCAGTTGTTGATTTCGCTTAGGTAAACGCCCTTCACCGAGTTCACGCGGTCGCGTGCGCTCGTGCGCGTCTGCACGCTGATCGGCCCCACGAAATGCTTCTCGCTGAACGTCACGGTCGGGATTCGGTAGGCCGCAGCGTAAGGCGCGATCTTGCCGCCGGTGTAGGCGATCAGTCCGCCCATCGCCGAAAGAAGTTTGCCGATGTTCTCATCGGGCGATGCGCTGGTCGAGACGACGCCGTTCGCTTCGTAGAGCTTTTCTTCGGTCGGCGTTGGCGTCGTCACCGGCTTTATCTCGATGTCCTCGTCGCAGACGTTCGCCGCGACGCCAAACGCCGTGTCATCCATCTCCGCACTCGTCATGCCCATGCCGAGCGAGTTCGTGAGGTAATCACGCAAGCAGAGCGCGGCGTTTGCCGAGTAGGCGGTGGTGCTTGTGCGCGGGTCAAAGACCTTTCTGCCACGCACGACGGCGCTGATGTTCGGTATGCCGCTCGGGTATTTCTCCGCGTCCCATGTCAGTCGGACGTAGAGGTAGGCGATGCCAGAGAGCTTGTGATCTGATGTCCACTTGCCGTCTGTGAGGTTGACGGTTGCGTCGATCAAATCTTGGTCCGCTGTGTCATTCGGCACTCCGCGCTTTTTATTGATGAGCGCAACGCCCGAGTAAAATCCGGTCGGCTGATTTCCTGACAGCGGCACCTCTTCATCGTTGAAATAAATCTCGTCGATTGCCTCGACCTCGTGGCCGGCCAGAGCAACGACGAGGTGAAGGTATTCGTTTTTCGTGCCAGTCGTCGAAATGTAAACGATGGTCCCGCTGACGCGGCAACGGCCGTAAATTATTGACCGCGCCGCGATCGGAGAACGAACCATCTGGCTGCGCTCCGAGAGCGACGAGTCGGAGAAGCTCGGCATTTTGGGCGCGAGTAGTTTCGACGCGGCCATTGACGCGGCAGTGATCGCAGCGAATTTCACAACCGCTGTGAGTGTTATCGTTTTTGCTGCGGCAACAGCAGCAGCGATTAGGGCTGGAATTGCTTGAGGCATTTTAAATTCTCCAAGCGGTCTCGACGTTAGAAATCGGCATGAAAACAAGACCGGTCTTGGCGACAAAGGCTGTCGTGAGACCGAGACAAATCCCGAGCGTTATGCCGCCGCCAGCTTGCTGCGCAACGATGTCGCCACGCCTAGCCTGCTGCGGCGCCACGCGGTGCAGGCGCAACGCATCGACCAGAGCCTCGACGCCGCCAGCTTGGTCGAGAACGCGCACCGCACCGAGCCCCGACGAGTAGCGACCCCGCCACGTTTCGGCGTAATCCTTGCCCGTGCAGAGCTCCACCCAGTCCGCCGCAAAGAGGCAGCAATCGTTGGAGCCCCAAGCAAACGCCTCGTGACGCTTGCGCTCGATGTAAGCCGTGAGCAGGTCCGGCCAGTTATTGCAGCGCGTGGCCATGTTCATTCGTAGCCGGTGCGCTCGCTCTCGCCGCCGCCTTCGTTCACCGGCGCGACGAGCTTGGCGTTGCCCCAGTAGATTTGCTTTTCTTGAATCGCCGTGACGAACTCTAGTCCCTTGTCGGACGGGAAAAGGTTTTTCTGCTCTTGGTCGGTGTAGCGCACTTCACGCGGGCGACGGAAGTCCACGAGCTTGTTCTCGGCGGTCATGATGATTGTCGCATCCTGCCCGTCGTCGTTGATGCTCATGACGTCCATCCGCCCCGAGAAGATCGTGACCGGCGACGACACCAGTGCGCCGCTGGCTTCAAGCGCGCCAAACAGAACCGAGCACTCTCTGCCCTGATAATTTTCGGTCAGCGCAACGGCCAGCATCGCCGTGGGAACGCCCGATAGCTGCATGGAAATGCCGCGCGCCGCGAGGTCCGTCGTCTCCTCGACCGGCGAGATCGAGCCGAGCGTCCCGATTCCCAGATACGCCGTGCTGCCGACCGTGATCGTTCCGTAGCCGGTCCAGATATGCACCGGCGTCGCGAAGGAAAGGGAAGCGAGCAGGATCGGCGAGAGCTGCGATGCGCTCACCTCGGTGACCATGTCGTTTGTCAGTCCGCGTCCTGCTGTGGTGATGCTCATGTCTCGACGTCCTCGACGATTGAAAAGCTGATGCCGTAAACGCTTGCCAGTTCGATCGACCACTCCGTCGTCGGCTGCGCGAGGCGGAAAACGCCTTTTGCGTTCGTCTTCACGATTGCCGTCGTGGCTGCGTAACTTTTGCGCAGCACCGGAAAGACATCGACGCTGCCAGCTCCGTTTAGCTGGATGACTTTGTAGAGCGAGGTCGAGATTTGCAGCCAGTCACCAAGCGCAAACTCCGTCCCGCCCGTTGTCCCAGTGTAAGTCAGCGTCGAAGAATTGGCGGTCGCTGAAGCGACGACAAGCGTGCCAGAGATTGCGCCTCGCGGAGCGGTGTTTGCGTAGTCCTGAAAGTAGAACGTGCCGCGCTGCGCCTTCAGCAAGAAGGCGAGCATCGTTTCGGCATCCGCGCGAGTCATCGGTGGACAATCAACCGAGCCGAGCCACGCTTGGCCTGCGTGGTTGTATTGCTGCGTCTGCAAGGTGAAGGGCGACGTGTTGCGCGACACCGCCGAGACGCCCGTGAGCGACAAGCGCGAAAGGTTAAACGGAGACGGCGGAGAAAGTGGGTAGGTGATAGCCATGACGTTTAAGCGAACGCTGCACGGTAGCCACCCCCGCGCCGCACCATGTCGGGAATCTCCGCCTTGAGCCGCCGCCGCTCTTGTTCGAGGATAGGCACCAGCTCGGCGCGCGAGACGCCCGCGGCGATGTTGTAATTGACCGTGACGCCGCCCGAGCCCCCGCCGCTGCTGCCCATTGCGCCGTTCGGCACGATGCTGCCCGAGGAGCTGGGCACGAATAGCTCTGGGCCTTTTTCGCCGACGACGTAGGGGGAACCCGCGCTGACAGGTCCGCCCATTGCGCGAGCGCCGAAGCCCTTGAGGATTGCACCGCTGATGCCCGCCGCCAGCGGAGCCGTGACGGTCTGCTGAAACACCATCCGCATCAAATCCATCCCGAGCGACCGGATGACCTCGCCGAGCTTTTGCCCGCTGAAAATTGCGTCCTCGAAGCCGCTTGCGATTATGCTGCCCGCGTTGCGTGCGATGATTTGCAGGTCGGTTTCAATGACCTTACGCTTGCCGAGAAGTTCGTTGTATTCCCCGAGCTTCATTTTCAACTCATCCATCATTTGAATGTCACGCGGGCTCGCGGTGGTAATGTCGAATGAATTGATTTTGTCCCCGAGCGCGGCCTTTAGACTAAGCAATGCCCGTTCCTTTTCCTTGATTGCAGCGTTGTTCTTTGTCTGTTGTTCGGTTTCGGAAAGTAGCGACATCGCATAATCGGATTCGGTTTTTGCAACTGCACCCATCGCTTCGTCCATCGACTTGAAAGCTGCGTAGGCCTGCTCAGCCTTCGACTTTTGCAGCTCGGCAATCCTTACGCCGCGCTCTGCGTTTTTCTCGGCGTCAACCGACTTGTCGCTTTGCTCGATCTCTCGATTGATCTTCGCGATTTCGTCTCCGATTGCTGCGAATTTCACCGAGTCCGTTGCTCCAATCATCGAGATTGAATCGCGCACGTCATCGGCCTGCTTCTTGAGCTTTTCCAGTTCTGGAGAAATGCGCGTGATGCGTGCTGCGGCTGC